ATAGGCGTATTATTCTTGATATGAGATTGTAAGGATTCTGGCAACTTATCAAAATCATCATTAAGAAAATCATAGGTAAAGCGTGTTGCTTCGGGATTATATCCATTTTCAATACAAGCGTCATTATCTTTTTGATTCAGCGTACTAAGATATAGGTTATCAAAAATATAATCACGGGTAAGATTGGATAAACCGCTTGCACAATCCCATACAACATACTCTTTTTTCCAGTTTAATCCAAAATTCTTTTCAATGTATTGGTGGGTTATCTTAACGATATAATCGGGAGTAAAAAATTCACCCTCATTTCTTACTTGCTCTTCATTAACTATACTCTTTTTACTCATTTTATCCTCAACAATAAAGTTATTATACTATATAATATATAATTAAAATGCACGATAATCTATATAGTGGCAAGATACTCTTTTATTGTTGTATAAATATAGTATTCATTTTATACTCTTGAACGATCATAGTATCGTTTTATTATATAATAAGAGTATACATACATATTGAGGAGTAGAAATGGGTTTAACTAATAGAGAAAAGCACGTTATATACGGTATATTCAGGAAAAAGATATATAGTATAGATGTAGATAATATAGATATTAAGCGTACTAAATGGGATATAGCGGGAGATTATCAGGATATGTTTCCATTAGCTGATGAATCCCCGTATTTTAATAATGAACCGGAGATACTATCCTTTATAGAGGAAAACATATTAGCATTTATTAAGGGATTAAGTAAAATAGAAAAAACTGAAAAGAATATACTAAAGGATATACTCAAGAATCAAAAAAAATGTTTGGAAATGGCTTATGAAAAGAATGACCCTAAAACCGCCTCAACAATATTAAAAGAAATAGAGCGTTTAAAAAAAGAGTTAATGGCTTTTGAAACTACATCTCAAAACGCGTTCACCAAAAACAGGAGGATACTTGAACAACTTGAGTTATTAGAAAAGAAAATACCGGGTGAACACTTTAGGGGGCTTAATGACTAGTATGAAAATAGTAGATATCATAAAATCACCCGCTATAACGTATAAATTCTTCCTCAAGTTTGTTGACGAGGTGGACGCTCTTAATGAGTATAAAGATAGTTTAACCGCTGATGAATTAGCACATAACTATACTATCATTAATAAACGTTTTTTAAAACTGAGAGATCAAATACAACTATTAATACTTAATGATGATAAACTATATATATTACATAAAGATTTTGCCGCTAAAAACTTAATATATGATATACTATTAGATGGGTATTCATACGATATAAACAAAACCAGCGATGGTGACCCGTTAATGGCGTTCATACCGTATAGGGATCAAGTACCTCTTTTTTTAGGTATACAAAATAATGAAAAGAATATACACGTAGAAAAGGGTAGAAGACAAGGAGCCAGTAAAGGATTCATATTAGCAATGAAATGGTTCTTGGTTCACGGTAAAAAAGAAGTTATGTATACTACTCATAAAGATTTAGATTCATTAGATAAAATAAAAGGTGATTCCGGTCATAATAGTACATTCGATAATGTAAGATGGTTACTGGATAAGAGTATATGGGTAGATAAGGATTGGAGAAATGGTGCGGATGGAGGGTATACCCAACAAAAACAAATAAACTTAAACGGTAATGTATTGTTAGGTGCAGTATTAGGTAAAGGAACAGCGGTTGGTATGGCTGGTACACGTATTTTTGTCGATGAAATCGATGTAGTATGTGATATGTATCCAAATCAAGCACAATCAATAGTAGGTTCATTTAGTATGTCGGTAACCCATATATACCTATATAGTACTTATCGTTCAATGATGTACCCTTTTTATCGATTTAAGGTGGAGAATTTGGAGGGATGGTCGTTTTATACTCTTGATTGGCGTAATAATCCAACTTGTAATAAAGATTGGTACAATAAGGCTAAAGCTAAAATGGGTAATGACGCTATATTAACGGCAAGAGAATTAGACCGGGATCCAACCAAAGTACGTCAGGGAACGGTATTTAGTGAAGAGATGAGTGAATTTAATTACTATACTATATTGCCTGAAAATAAGTATATAAAGGTAATTGGAGGTGACTTCGGAGGAGGAGCGTCATTAACTAGTTTTGTATTGGGTTATTTTGATACTAAAAGTGGTAAACTTTATTTAGATGATTTGGTTGAATCCACCAAATTAGATCAATACGGTGTATCCGCTCAATTAGAGGCTAAAGGGTTTAAAGATGTAGTTGTATATGCTGATCAATCCGCTTTTTCACAAGTTGGTGCGAGAGGTCATGATTGGAATACTTTATTGAAAAGTGTAGGGGTAAAATTAAGAGCGGTGAATAACCATTCTATATACTTAACACACGCCTTAATGAGGCAAGCTATACGTGATGGGCTCTTATTAATAAACAAAAGTAATAATACTCTATTGCAAAAATTCCTATCATATAGTTATAAAGAAGATAACGTGTTTAAAGATGTTAACAGTCATTTCGGAGATGCGTGCACTTATTTATTTAAAGGGTTATTTCAAAAAGTTGAACGTGGTATTATATAACGGGAGGTTGTTATGATATTCAAAGATATACCTATATTAAGTGATCTACAAAAAGCTTATGATTCTTTTATTCAGGCAGACGCTAAAGAGATAGAGAATCGGTTATTTAAAAAATATAAACTACTAAAACGGATTTTGAGGCTCTTGAATTAAGATTCCTAGCACCGTTTATTAAGTCACAAGCTAATCTATACTCAAATCCTTTTACCCGTACATTAAGAGATTCAAGTTTATTTGATATAAACGTATTAGATGATACTCTTAAAAGAGCTGAACGTATATATCATTTATTCCAAAAGGTTGGTATATTGGTTAGTATGGGGGAAAATGATCCATTAGTAGATGATGATAATACTAAACAACCGATCTTTAAAGTACTAAGTCCGCTTGATTATTGGCATGAAAAAGAGTATTGGTTGGTATCAAATGATGATGGATGTATACTATACAAGGGTATAAACGCTGATAACCAAGGTATACAAGAGGTATACTCTTCTGATACCCCATATACACAGGCTATATACGCTTTTGATACCACTAAAGATGGGTATGGTATAAACGCTATACCTAATGAAGAGTATAAATTACCGTTTATACCTATTGTAGAGTGGAGAAACAATGATACTAATAAAGCTATCATATCTTCAGTAGTAACATTAGAGCGTTCATACATAAACCAATTGGCGTGGGGATTGTATAACTCCGATGCTAAACTATTAAATCAGTTAATACTAAAAACCGATATGACTCTTGATGAAACTAAAAAAACGGTAGCAAATGACTACGGTAAAACCACTAAAGTAGTTAAGCTCGGGGTAGGTGATGAGTTTGGAATCTTTGAAACAGGTGATATCTCCGTATTAATAGATATAATGAAAACTTATAAAGAGTTGATAGAACAGATGGCGTTAAGTAAGGGTGTTGACGTAACAGCGGTAGTACGTTATAGTCAACCATTGTCAGGAGAATCAAAGCGTTGGGATTTAGGCTATATAAACCGTATTAGAAATGATTATAAACAACCAGCACGTATATTTGATAAGAAAGTATTTAACTTATTAAAGTTTAACTGGGGTATCGATTGTGGTTGGGAAAATATAGTATTTCCTGATTTAGATTTAGTGAATGATAAACGTAGTGACGCTGAATATGCCTCTTTCATGAGAACCGAGGGGTATTGGACTGGAGCGGAAGCATTAGCGTATGTAAGAAAAGTAGATGTAGAAGTCGCTCAAGAGTTTATGGAGTTAAATAATTTGATTCCTAAAGTCGGTCAAATAGTATTTGATGATGAAAAAGAAGAGGAAATTGTAGATAATGGTATAGATAACGAGAATGAGTTATAATATGGTAATTAGTTTTTTAGAGGTATAAAATGGGAATAAAAACAGAAGAAAAGGTTGACCCTAAAGTTGAGCTTAAAACAGAAATTAAAACAGAAAATCCAAAAGTAGAAGAGGTTAAAGAGGAAGTAAAAACGGTGGATCCACTATTAACTATATTGGAACGTTTAGATCGCTATGAAGCCAAAATAGCTGAAATTGAAAAAGGTAGTAAAAAAGAGAATGAAAAGAAAAAAACCGATGTTGAAAAAGATAAAGATGCTTTAAAAAACGAACTAAAGAAAGAAATATTCATAGAAGATATGGATAAAGATTTTAAAGAGTTTTTAACAAAAAGAAATATAGATATCGATTCATCCTCTTTTGATATGTTAAAAACATTAAAGGGTATATACAACGAGTTTAAAGAGGTAAGTACTAAAAATGCGGTGAAAGTTGAGGAAAAACGGGTAGATAAGAAAACACCAAATCCCAATGATACCAAAAAGAATGAAAATGAAAGCGAGATACAAAAGCTAAAATCTCTTTTCTACTTAACAGGGAGGGTATAATGAATAAAGTAAGAAGCACCAAGTATTGGTTTAAAAAATTAGATAAATTAGGTAATGAGAATCCTATACCGTTTTTTATTGAGGATCATCCAAACGATTGGATTCAGATAAAGGATAGAAGAGAATTAAGAGATATTTTCACTCAAGCGGTAGTAAAGGAATTAGGATCTAAATTCGGTGCTTATGTTATATACGTTCATAAGACCGATATATACTTTACTAAAGGCGTATATGAAAAGTTCACCCAACAACTTAAAGAAAATGTAGGGGATATGTTATTTAACAATATACACTTTAAAAACGGTTTTAAAAAAGATGATAAGTTGAATTGGCATGTGATTAAACCGCTTTTTGCTAAAGAGGGAATAGAAATAGATGAAAACATACTAGAGGGTTGCATTAACGTTTTAACCGATGTAAAAAATAAACAAGAACCGATTAGTAAAACGATTGGTAAAGCTAAATAACTATTTATTAGGAGATTAATATGGCAGGAGCAATTACAATTAAACAACTTATTGAACAAGTATTCGTAGAGGAAGTTAAAATCGCAGCATCAAAAGCGGTAGATCCTATCGATGTGCTTAATTCAAGACTTTTATACTCAAATACCGAAACTTATGTACGTCAAATTCCTATCGATAATAGTACTGTTACCCGTGTTGATAAATATGGTGATGTAACAGGAACACCGGGAGGTGAGGAGGCAAGTTATGCTGATCGTGCATACGCTGATGACGTTTTTACTATTCCTTATTCAAATGTACTACGTTTTTCTATTCCTTTTGATAGATTACATGAATTTGGATTAACAAGAGAAATGCTTGAATCCCCCGCGAATGAACTTAGTGCTGCTGATTTCACAGCTATTTCCGAAAAAATGAGAGAAGAGTTCACTAAACTTATCCGTAAAATTCTATTAAACCGTAGAAATGAAATGGTATCTGCTCTTAAACTCTTACAAGCTGGAGATCATGGAGCAAGAAAACCACTGGGTGTTGAAATTGTAGCTGAAGCATCTTCAAGACCTACTTATTGGAACTATACTAATCAGTTATCCACCGCCCTTGATGAAGATTCATACAAAACATGCGTTGACATCTTTGCAAGCGGTCAGAAAACAGTAGATAACGCTTCTTATGGTGCATCACGTATCCAAATGATTTTACATGCGTCATCTTACACATTAGCTGAAGCAATTCATATTCCTAATTTATCTGTTAATGAATTACATCGTACTCCTGGTGGTTCTTTAGATACTAAAGAGGCTATTATTCCTGCGGTTGGTGTATATGGTGATTCCGATAATCCTGATGAATGGATTGCTTTAGGTGTTAATCATGAAATCTATAGACTTGCTATGAAAGACCCTTTTAACGGGGAAACTAATGGTATCGTGGCAAGAATGTATGTTAATGTAGACAACGGTAAGGTAGTATTTGAGGTAAGAGATCGTTCATTAGTAATGATTAATTCACCAGTGGATATCGTTAAGGCTGTAATTCCTGGTGAATAAAATAAAAACAAAAGGGAGTTGTTATGAGCGTTGATATACTAAAAGTACTTGATAGTATCATAGAGAAAACGATTGAACAGCTCCCCTCTTTATTAGAAAAAAAAGTTGAAAAGTTATTGGGCGGGAAAACCGCCCTTTTGACGTTAGATGTCGATAGTAAGAAATTGAATGAAAAAGCTTTTGATGAAATGTATGGAATTATATACGATACGGTGAATCAGTTAAATGATAAAATAATAACAATTGTAGAAAAGTTTTTTAAAGAGAATGGGGTTTTTATACCTAAAGATGAGTTAAGTGAGTTTTACTTGGAAATAAAAAATAATATAAAAACGTTTATGAACTTTATTCCTAACAATATTAGACAAGATGTGTTGTCGTCGGTTGCCTCCACATTAACGGATACAAAAGTAAAGGATGCAGCAAAATCATTAAGCGGTAAAATCGGTAAAAGCGTTAAACAATCTATGTTAATAATAAATGAAACCATAGCTCAAAGAGTACGTGAAAAAAATTATACTACATTAAAGAAGATAAGTACAAAAAAAACTAAATGGAAATTCGTTCATGTTAAAGATAGTAAAAATTCGCCCTTTTGTAAAAAGCACGGTAACGCTGTTCATACTGAAGAGGAATGGATAGATATAAAGAGTGATATATTTATTGAAGGTGGACACATCGGTTGTAGGGGTATAATGGTTATAGACTATAGCGAAGAAGATGATACAATAGCGGATGACGATAAATGAGAGTATACTTAAAAAAGATAGTGGAGTTAATACTACGATACATTATAGGATGGGCGTATGTTAAAGTTAAAAACCGATTTTACCAAAATACAAAAAACATTGGCGGAATTAACAGAACAAACCGGTCAAAACCTATGGTACAAAGTAGCATCAAGAGTGTATACAACAATAGTAAAAAACATACAAAAAGGGGTAGACGTTAACGGTGTTTCCTTTACTGAATATACACCCTCTTACAAAAAATACCGTACAAAACAGGGATTAGGATTAAAAGTAAACCTCCAATTAAGTAGTAATATGTTCAGATCGATAACAATAGAAGCTGATGAAAATGGTTTCGTTATATTTGTAAGTGGGTATGATAATAACAACAAAGCACAATGGGTTCAAGATAAAGGAAGAGTATTCTTAGATTGGGGTACAGAAACGATAAGAGCTTTTGAGAAAGCTATAGAAAGAGAAATAAATGATGTTTTCAGGGAGTGATTATGTATTTTCTTAAAGGTAGGAATGATATAGTAAGTAAATCAAAATTCGATGATAAGATATATAAGAGTACAGGAGAATTATTAGTAAAAGATACTGATTTTGAGGTATTAGCGGTAAATACTCTAAATGGTTCATCCATAGGCAACGTTATTACCTTATCATTAGGAAGTTTAACGGAGAATCCTTTTAAAGAGGGTGAAAATGTTATTATAACCGAGCCTGACGGGTTATTTAGGGGTAACGTGATAGTTAACGTGGGAACCAATAAAATAACGCTTAAAAGGGCGGTTTTAGGGCAAGGAGCGGTAACCGTAAAAAACGCCGATGTCAATATTCAGTTAATAGATTTAGAAGAGGGAGTATATACATTTAGTGATCATTCAGGTATGATAGTATCGGATACCTTTATTAACGTTTTTATACCTCAATCTATACTATTGACCCGGTATATGGGTAAGTTGTCAGGATATAATA